CTTCAGGGTCCGGTCCCGGGGGTCCAGCATCGACGGCTCGGGCCGGGTGCTCCTGGCCTCCTCGCTCCACTGGTTGCCGTGCTTGTCCTCGAAGTGCAGGTTGATCCGGGCGTCCCCGGAGTTCGGCACGGACTGGGCCACGGTGCCCAGGAAGTTGGCCAGCTGCCGGTACTCGTCCTGGTACTGGGCCTTCTGCGCGGGAGTGAACCGGCTCTTCCCACCCTGTCCGGGGTGGGAGGCGATCCCCATCGAAGTGGCGACCTTCTCGTTGATCGGCTGCTTCTGGGTGTGCTTGATCTTGGTCTGGAACTGCCCGCTGCCCGGGTCCCGGCGGATCTTGTCCTCCCGGAACACGTAGCCGAGGTCGTAGGGGTTCTTGACCTTGATGACCTCCTCCACCTGCGCGACCGCCCGGGCGAAGGCGACCTGCTCCTGGGCGTCGCCACCCTTGGCCACCACCCGGATGGTGGCTCGCTTCAGGTCGGCCAGCCGCTTGTCCACCACCTCGTCCAGGTGCTTCTGCAGGGTGCGCTGGTTCTTCTCGATGTCGGCCTCGAGCACGTTGGAGACCACCATCGTCACGAACGTCTCCGCGGTGTCGTCGTCCATCTTCATCACCAGGTCGTAGGCCGCCTGGGCCGCCTGGGCGTTGAAGGACTCGTCCTCGGGCCAGGCGGGAGCCTCCAGTCGCTTGGTCACACCCTTCTTCGCCGCAGCCCTGCGGCGCTTCCGGTTCTCCCGCTGCTCATACGAGGGGAGCTGGTTGGCCAGTGCCCCACCCGCGGTGCCGATGGCCAGCGGCTGCAGCCAGCCCTTGGTGCTCTTGCTGACCCGCTTCTTCTTCCGCTTCGGGTCGTGCTTGCCGCCCTTGACGTAGCCGTGCCCCTTCTCGTGCCAGTCCGCGGCGATCTCGGGGTGGTGGATGTGCATGAAGGCTGCCTGCTTGTTGCTCGCGTAGGGCATCTCACTTCCCCTTCTTCGGCGGCGGCTTCTTGGCCGTGGCCTTCTTCGCCGGCAGCCGCTTGTCCGGGCGTCCGACCTGCTTCTTCTTCTCCCGGAGCACCTCGATGTCCCGCTTGTGCTTGCGCTCGGCCAGCTGCTCGGCGAGCTTCATCTTCTCGGTCTCCCGCTTGTGGCCCACCTGAGCGTACTTCTCGTCCTGGTCGGCCTTCTGCTTCTCGCGCGCGAACCGCTTCTCCTCGTTCGGGTCCGCGGGCGGAGGAGCGTTCTTCATCTCCTCCCGGCTCTGCTCGATCTGCATCTGCATCTGCGCGTCGGCCTGGTCGGCCTGGCCCACCGGGTGCAGCCGTCGGGCCGCCTCGCCGTCCTGCTCGCCCTGCGCCTGGGCCTGCATGGTCTCCGGCTTCGGGGTCTCGGCGTGGATCTGGGCCTGCTCCGGGGACCAACCCTGAGCGGTCATCTCGGCCTTCTGCCTCATGCCGAGCATCTCCATCTGGCCGCCGGCGAACTCCATCGCCTGCTGCTGCTCGAGCATGGCCCGCTTGTAGTCGATGTCCTCCTCGGTCATCTCCGGGAGCCGGGCGATCTCGCGCACGTACTTCTCCAGCTCCGGGTCCGGGAACCACTGCATGCCCGCGCCCGCGGTGGCCGAGATGAAGGCGGCCAGCTGGTCCAGCGCCGGCGGGTCCACGTTGGTGGGCTCGAACCGGGGCAGCTGGTCAAGCTTCCAGCCGTTCACCGCGAACAGCCGGGGGACTGCGTAGCGGTTCAGAGTGTCCGCGATCCCCTTGGTGATCGCGTTCAGGGCGGCCCGGAAGATGCCGGTCTTGTCGGTGTGCAGCGAGTAGCTCCCGGTGCTCTCGTGCCCGACCAGGATGAAGTCAGCGAGCACGCTCATCAGGATCCGCTGCTCGTAGCGGTTGATGATCGCGTTGGTGTCGAACTGCCGGGTGCCGCCCGAGCTCATCAGCTCGAAGTCGAAGAGCGGCTGCTTGGTGTCCGGGTCGTACTGGGTGGGCAGCACCAGACCCTCGTTCTCGTCACGCCTGACCCCGCGGACCATCTTCTTGAAGGCGTCCACCGTCTTGGCCTGGGGCGTGCCCTTGGCGGCGGTCAGGTAGTCCGCGGGGACCCTTCCTACAGGCATGCCGGCCAGGTCGCGCTCGACGCCGATCGCCTCGAACTCCTCCAGCCGCTTCTTGAAGTACCAGGACCGGTAGGCGGTGCGGAGCAGGCTCTGGCCCTCCGGGTTGCCCTTGGCGATCGCGGTCCGGAACAGGATCGACTTCTCGATCGGGATGACCGTGGTGGTGTACCGCGGCGGAGCCATCTGGACCATCGCCTTGATCCCGCCGGTCTCATCGAAGGACCAGCGCTGCATCGTCTCCTGGGCACGGATCGGCATCTTCCGCCAGCCGATCAGCCCGTCGGTGTGCTTGCTCCGCTTCTTCGGGTCCTTCTCCCAGGGCCCCAGGCGGCGCTTGTAGACGATCTCGTGCCAGCTCCAGCCGTAGGTGAGCTCGGAGAGCACCTCGCCGATGAACCCGTCCCAGGGCTCGTTCATGTCCTCCATGCAGCTCTCGAGGAACTCCTGGGCCAGGATGTTCTCCTCGGACTGGTCCGCCGGCAGCACCTTCCACTCCACCTCGCGGATCAGCTTGTCGATGCTGAACAGCATCGCGCCGACCATCGAGTCGTTGGCCGCCATCTCCCGGTAGACCCGGACGGCCTTGCGCCCGCGCAGCGCGGGGAGGAACTCCTCATCGATGTAGCCGGAGACGCGCTTGACCCCGGTGACACCCAGCTCCTCCATCGGGCCGACGCGCTTGGGGATCTCGTCCCCGGCGTTGTCCTCGTCCCATGTGGAGATGTCGCCCTGGGGCAGCTTCACGTCGGCCATGTCTTCAGTGTCTCCGCTCTGTCACTTCTGCCATGCCTTGGTGATGATGAACTCCGCCCAGTCCCCGGGGGTGGTGACCTTGTCCGGGCCGACCTGGTTGGGGTTGGCCAGGCCCACGTCGGCGTACACCCAGTCGGCCAGCGCGCTGCACACCACATGGTCCGGGGACTCGATGAAGTCCCAGGCCTTGCCGCGGTACAGGTCCGGTGCCCGGATCGCCTCCATCACCGACTGGCCGATGCCCACCCAGTCATAGGGCGTGCCGAGCAGGGCCACGGCCGCCGTGGTGATCGCACCCCGCTGCTCCTGGGTCTTGGGCTGCTCCCGGTTGTCCATGGTCCAGTGGTCCTCGAGGTAGGCCTTCGCGTCCCGCCAGCCCACACCCCCGGGGCGTGCCTCGATCACCCGGTCCCGGCCGTCCGTGCCCGGGCCCATGTAGATGGCGACGTGGTTCACGGTGTTCGGCCGGCCCAGCAGCGCCGCTCCGAACCTGATCAGCCTGGCGTACCAAGCGTTGCTGCGCGTGCACAGGATGTCCCCTGCCTGCAATGGCATGTTCATGACCTCTCCTCAGACCATCAGATCGAACTCGTCAGGAACCTCCTGCGACTTGTTCGTCACCCCACCGACCACCCACTGGCCGGGCTTGCGCTGGGAGTCGGCGTTCGTGGCCATCTCCCGCTCCATCCAGGTCGGGTCCTGGTCGCCCTTGATGACCACCGGGTGTGCCGGGACCGCCCGCTTGGAGACCATCCGCCAGACCAGCGCCATCGAGCACACCTCGTCGGGGAGGTGGAACTCCTTGCCCCGGTTGAACAGCTGCTCGGTGGAGCAGTACAGATGCGCCAGGTAGAACTCCCGGATCTTCGGGGCCAGCCAGCGGCCGTTCTCGATCGAGGAGACGTACTCGCTGAGCATGTCGTCACGCACCCGGCCGGCCATGATGAAGCCCCGCGCGCGTCGGTCGATGTAGTCCGCGACCACCGCGCCCAGCCCGGTGGCGTCGTGGATGCCCTCGGCGTTGTAGGCCTGCATCAGCTTGTTGAAGATGCCGATCATCACCGGGTAGGGGTGCCGGCGCATCCGCACCCAGTGCACCACCTTGCACGGGAACCGGGACACGTCCGCCACGGTGATCACCGTCCAGTCCACCGACTGGGCCCAGTCCGCGCCGATCACGTACTCCGCGTCCGGCTTCGGGTCCTCGAAGCGGTACTCCTGCCACTCCTTGCCCTCCTTCTTCCGCAGCGCGGTGGAGGGCAGCGAGAACATCTTCTCCACCGCGTCGGCGTCGATGGCACGGTTGCCGATGCTGGGCTCACCCAGGTCGTACTCCACCCGCCACCGCTCGGCGGAGACCTCACGCCGCTTCTGCTCCACGAACCCCGGGTCCAGCCAGCCGTCGATCGGGTTCGAGGTGTCCTTGTAGCACCACTCGAAGACCGGCAGCTCCTCCTCCTGGAACCGGGTCAGCTCCTGGGCCATCGCCTTGTCCGAGTACTGCAGGGTCGAGGACATGATCGTCTGGGCCGGAATGACATCCCCGCGCCAGTTCACCTGGGGCATCGGCTGGCCCTTGGCCGACTCGAGGATCTCCGGGTCCATCTCATCGATCTCGTCCAGCAGCAGCATCGGCGGGTGCGGGCCACGGACCGTCTTCTGCGAGGCGGTCAGCGGTCGGATCACCGCTCCGTTCATCAGCCGCACCGCGGTCTGCGACTCGTCCCGGATCATGTACCGCGGGGCGTTCACGTAGTTGAAGGCGTCCCGGATCGTCTCCTGGATGTTGACCGACTGGTTCAGCGAGCCACCCACGATGTTGGTGTCCGCGCCATGGACGGCCGCGTAGGTCAGTCCCAGCAGGGAGACCAGCCGGCTCTTCCCGGACAGACCACGGGAGCCCTTGATCAGGATCTGCGGGTCACGGTTGAAGTAGCCGTGCGCGAACGCCTCGAACGGGGCGTTGTGCTCGGGGCAGACCTTGTGTCGCGGGATCGTGTGACCCCACAGGGTCCGGACTACCTCGTAGAGTTCATCGTCGGTGCGGGGACCTCGGCCCAGGATGATGCTCATCCAGCAGCTCCTTCAGGCCGTAGTGCGGTCGGGCCCGGGAGATCCGGAGCCGCCAGTTGCCGGCGGGGGTCTCCACCCGGTAGTACCAGGGCACCCCGTCGGAATCGGTGGGGGTGACCTCGACGGTGAACCTACCGTCCGCGAGCACCGCCACCGGGGCCAGGGTGGCCCAGGCCACCCCACCGTCGATCACCCAGAGCCGCTCCGGGGTGAACCGGACCATCCCGAGGACCGGCCTCAGGTTGCGGATGAAGCTGCCGGTGACGGTGACCGTGGTGGGCATCGCTACGTCTCCTTCGGCATCGGCTGCCCACAGGCCCCGCACACCGCGGGTCCCGGGTCGCGGGAGCTGCGGGTGGCGACCGGCGTGGCCGTCCTGCCGGTGGAGGTGGCACGTCCCCGGACGACCAGCACCACGATCATGATCGCCTCGACCACCGCGATCGTGATGACGATGCCGGTCAGTCCGTCCATCAGGGAACCTGTCGGTTGAAAACCGGCTTCCGGTGGTTGCGGTAGCGGTAGGGGGAGCGCCGCTCTTCGTAGTGCAGGTGCGGGCCGGTCGAGTTCCCGGTGTTGCCCGAGTACCCGATGATCTGCCCGGCCTTGACGTTCTGCCCGGACTTGACCTTGATCCCGGACAGGTGG